CCAGGCGTGGGGCGTTACCGTTGGGTTCAAGTTCGGCCGGGTCAGTTTCGACATCGAGGAGGTGTGACGGGTGCAATCCCTCATCATCCCGGATACGTTCCGGAACCCCAACCAGTACACGGCCGATGAGATCCTGGCCGCTCTCCAGGGAGTTACTGGTTCGCGGAAGCTGTCGTTCCGGTACGAACTCCTGGACGAGAACAACGTGGTCAAGCGGGAGCTTGACACGGTCACCTCTGGCAAGATCAGCCAGGACTGGCTGGCGGACATCAAGCGGACTGCGTCATTCTCTCTCCGCTCTGGGTTCACGGACCCCATCGACTACCTCAAGGACAGGATCAAGCCCTGGGCCCGACTGCACATGCCGCCCAAGGCTATCCCTCAGCCTGACCCGGTACTCCCGCCTGCTCCCCAGGACCCGCCCCACTTCGGCGGCATGACGGACGACTTTGAGTCCGCCGAGAAGTCAGCAGTGTGGGACACGTACAGCGAGGGTGTTAGCAACGTAGGCGGGAAGCTGAGGATCCCCACCAAGACCTCGTTCCCCGCCGCGGTGTCTAACCAGACGTGGTCCCTGACCGGGTCCCAGGTAGCAGCCGAGATGGTGACTGTCCCGAGCATCGGGGGTGGTACCGACGTAGCCTCCAGCATGGTGATTAACTCCAACACCCAGGGCACGAACCTCACCATCCAGTACCGCCTGACGGGGTTCGGCTCGGACAACAAGCTGGAGTTCATCAACTTCGACAACGTGTTCCAGGACCCGGGTTTCGTATCCGTGGACTATGACCCATCCGAGCACAGATGGGTCCGCATCCGCGAGGCCGCCGGCACGGTGTTCTGGGAGACGAGCCGAACCGGCCTGCCTGGAACATGGCAACTCCAGCGAGACGAGCCGACACCCACCTGGGTTACCGCGGAAGATGAGACGCTGGAGCTGTTCTTCCAGTGCAACGGCGACGCGTCGGACGACGACTTTGCCGAGTGGGACAATCTCAACCTGACGCCCGAGGGTGTGGAGACGGCGTTCATGCCGCAGCCGGCATGGTCCAACAACTTCAACGGTACGCCGGGTGTCACGGGTGAGGCGATCACCCCGAACAACTCGGCTCGTCACGGAAACGCCCTAGATGACGTTAGGGGCGTCGCAATATACGACGACACACACACTGCCGACGGCGGTAAAGCCGCGAAGCTAGGAAGCGATGACGCCGTTTCGGACGGTCTTCTCGTCGCACGAGTGCGTAACGCGCTCACCGACTGGTCTCTCCGGTGCTACTTCTATATCCCAACCAGCGGCTACCTACTGATCCAGCCCGACGGTGCAGTCGCCAACGCCTCCAACAACATCTCCTTTGACGGGTCAGGCGGACTGTTCACCCTGGGCTCGGCAACCTTGCCGGCTGCTGTGTCTGACAATCTCGTGGACGCGCTGGTCAAGCTGGAGATCATCACCACCGAGACCCTCACCATCTACCGACTGTTCTGGACTGATCCCTCGGGAGACTCCCCGGACTACGTCACGTCCGAGGACAACACTGGGCGGGACCCACTACTGACCGTCACGGTGAACGGTGGAGGTGCAAGTACCACACCCCCCGTCTGGTTTGACAATCTGCTGATCACGGAGCCGCGAACCTACCAGCGCTTCACCGACGACTCGGTCAACTTCGTGGAGTGGCCCCAGGGTGTGTTTGTTCTGTCGTCCCCACAGCGTGAATCTGACGCGGCCGACGTGGTGAGTCGCGAGATCCAGGGATACGATCTGGCACAGGTTCTCCAGGACGACCAGGTCCCCGAGCGGTTCAGTACGGCCAACCTCCTGCGGGTGGATGACAACTTCACCCGGGACGTAACCGGCGGCTGGGGCACGTCGGACGACGGAACAGTCTGGCTCCAGGCTGCGGCGAACACAGACGTGGGTGTGGTATCTGCCACCCCGGGTTATGCGTTCATGCGCCTCCTCTCCGCTCCCAGCACCATCCGCCTCCAGCAGGCGGGCAATACCGCCCAGGAGATCCTGGTCGATTCTCAGATCTACTTCCGCACCACCACTACCCAGACTGCCACCGGCGCCGGCATCATCTCAGGAGCCATCTTCCGGCTGTTCTCGACTGGTGACTACTACCGCCTCCGTACGATCTTCAACACGGATGGCTCGTTCCACATGTCGGTAACGGGAACCAAGGGCGGTGCGCTCACCCAGTACGGGGACGACATCGATACCGGCGTGGGCTATACCGCGGGAACGTACATCAACGTCCGCGCCCAGTGCATCAACAACGTCATCCGAGGTCGGGCCTGGCGAGACGGTACATCTGAGCCCGCCGGCTGGATGATCGAGGAAGAGATCGACATTGTGGCCAACCGGGTCACACATGGGTACACGGGTGTCTCGGCTTCCACCTTCGGTGGCAACACAAACGTGAATCCCGAGATCCGATGGGACGTGTTCCAGCTCAACCCGAACCCGGCCAACACCTACACTGGTGTGGTAGACCACATCCTCACCGAATCGAACCTTCCCAAGAAGGTGACAGCCAACGCGGCAACCATCCCGGTTCCCAAGGAGTGGGAAGCCGGCACGAGTAAGCGGCAGATCATCGGCGATCTACTGACCGCCATCAACTACGAATCCTTGTCCTTCGATGAGGATGGGTTCGCGGTAGTCAAGCCGTACGTGTCGCCGCAGAGTCGAGGCGCTGAGTACACCTACCAGGACGATGAACTATCCGTGATGTACCCTGAGGTGATGCAGGAGTACGACCTGTTTGGGGTACCCAACCGCTGGATCATGACGCTGTCCGACCCGGACCGAGAGACGATTACCGTGGACTTCACCAACAGTGACCCGGCGTCCCCGACCAGCACTGTCCGACGGGGCCGTACCATCACTTCGTTCGAGCAAGCGCAGGACGCGGACAGTGAAGCCACGATGATCGCCCGGGTGGCCCGCCTGGCCTTTGAATCCAGTCAGGTGTTCGAGGCCATTGAGTTCTCCTCGGGTCTCATGCCGATCCACTCGGGGAATGACGTCCTGGCACTGAGCTATGACCCGCTCAGTATCAACGGCCAGTATGCCGAGGTGTCGTGGGACATGGATCTGACGGCTGGTGCGAAGATGACCCACCGTGCACGCCGCGTGATCTCTCTCGTGGCAGCTACCGACCCAGGCATCATCTCGGACGATGTGGTGATCACCGGCTCACTGGAAGCGGGCAACATCGCCGCCGGCGTAACGGCTGTGGTTCCTGTGGCCAACAAGCCCACCAAGGTTGCGGTGTCCGGGCTGAACCTCCAAGGTACCGGACCCGTTCGAGTGATCGCCACCGCGGAATCTGCTGTACCCGGCTCTACCTTCCGCGAGGTCTGCACCGCCAACCATACCCCGTTCGGGTTCTCCATCTGGGTGTATCGCACCAACACCACCTCCACCAACATTCACTGGCTCGCACTGAGGGGGGCATAACATGGCCACGATCCGCAATGGGGATCTCCGTATCTCTGGTCGCATCAAGGCCGGCAACATCGCCATGGGCCTCGTGTCCATCACGCCGGTGGCCAACACTCCGACCTCGGCTGCCGTGTCAGGTCTCAGCCTCACGGGTACAGGTACCGTCGTCGGTCTGTGCACCTCGGTCACAAGCCTGCCCAACACAGACGTCCTGGAGTCCAGCATCTCCTCCGTGTCATCAACCGGCATGACCGTCTGGACCTACCGCGACAACACCACAGTGACCAAGGTCGGCTGGCTCATGTACCGCAAACGTACCTGACCCCACAACTCCTGCCCCCGGATATCCGCGCTCTGGACCCGGGGGCAGGTTGGTGGACGGGTTGACAACGATGTCAAATACTGTTACTGAATCTTTACAATTCAGGAGGACTACGTAACCCTTGCTGGTATTGACTTCCCTATGAAACAGTGATATCCGAAGGAACTTCGGATATCAAGCCAAGGAGGGAAGTAATGACCACAACCATCTCAGATGACCTCGTGGTATCTGGTGCCATATCGGCTGCCAACATCCTGTTCGGCTCTGTGGTCATGAGCCCATCTACCGCTGTAGCCACAGGTTCTGAGGTCAAGGTCAACCACGTCGGTACCAACGAACCTGTGGTTCTGATGTGTGCCGACTCGGCTTATCCATGGACCCGTGTCCGTGAAGTGGGTTACCGCTTCTCGACACCCACCGGGTTCACCGCGTACATCTTCCGCACCAACGACGTGGACACATCAGTCCACTGGCTGTCATGGCAGGAGTTCACCGGATGAAGCGCTCGGAATACGAGGCCAAGGCCAAGGAGTTCCACGCTCTCCTGGACTCCATCTCGGCCAAGCCCCTGGACCAGCAGGTCTGGCCAGAGTTTGAGGACTGGCTGTCGACTCCCGGCACCAGCATCTGTACCACACCAGCCGATCTGTGTTCGGTGTCCGGCGTCTCCTTCCCGGTCACCCTGCACGAGAATGCGGACGGCATCTTCCGTGGCGAGTGCGGTGTGTGTGGAACGTCCATCGTTCCCGTCCCGACATTCGAGGAGGAGTGATGGCCGGCTCCGGTTCGAGCAACAGGGCTCATGAGTTCCTCCGTGCTGTCACCGGGTTCTCCGAGGCAAACTCTGCCTCCAATGTGGAGAACCGTCCGATCCGACTCGGGACAGTGGACTACGACTACGACCCCGGCGACTTCCTCGGGGGCATCTACCCGCGGATCATGTTCGATGGCGAGAAGGTCGTCAGCCAGAAGCGGTACCAGACCATGGTGGGTTACTACCCCCTACCCGGTCAGCGTGTCGTTCTCGTGCCGGTCGGTACCACGTACCTGATTATCGGCACTGTCAGCCTCGCACCGCAGGATCCCAAGGTAGACATCTACACCACGGTTGGTGCAGACACCTGGGAAAAGCCTCAGGGTGCGAGGGTCATCGTGGTCGAGTGTCAGGGCGGCGGAGGCGCAGGAGGCGGAGCAGCCGTAACCAGTTCCACCCAGGTATCTGCCGGTGCTGGCGGGTGCGGTGGTGCGTATGCTAAATCCACCATGTTTGCCAACTCTGTAGCCGCGTCAGTAACCGTTACGGTAGGCGCCCTCGGAGCTGGTGTCTCAGGCACCACAGGTGGGACGGGTGGCGCCTCGTCGTTCGGTACCATGGTAACGGCTGATGGCGGCTTGGGGGGCGGGACAGGGACGAGCACTACGCCCGGTGCTAACAACGGTGCTCCCGGGTTCGCTCAGGTTCCGGTGGGTGACATTGCCATTCCCGGCCAGGGCGGCGGTGCCGGTATCCGCATGGGAAGCGGCGTGGGTACTGCGGTGTCAGTGGCCATCACTGGTATGGGCGGTTCCTCAGTCTTGGGTGGGGGTAGTCGCGGTTTGGGCACCACCACTGTAACTGTTCCTAGCGGCGCGGTAGGTATGGGCTACGGAGCTGGGGGCGGCGGTAGCGGTAACGGCGTCAGTCAAGCGGCCGCACTTGCCGGCGGTGATGGATCTCAAGGAGTGGTCATCGTGACCACGTACTTCTAGGAGCCGCGTTACTCATACCCGATACCCCCATGACCGAAACGTTTCTTCACAGGAGGAATCATGTTCCGTGATTACCTGATCGCCCAGGTTCGCACCTACGTCCCGTCTGGAGTCGGCGCTCTCATCTCTTGGCTTGTCCTGCGTGGTGTGGAAGTGAGCAGTAACACCCAGCTCCTTCTGGTCACGCTGTCCACCGCTGCCGCCACCGGTCTGTACTTCACCGCGGCCAGTGCTCTCCAGAGGAAGTGGCCGATCACCGGTCGCTACCTCCTCGGGTCCAAGAAGGCGCCGTCCTACTCCGAGATCCTTGGAGGTGGTGCCGGCGCCGAGGTCGCAAGCAACAAGTCCACCGGAGATCTCCAGTGAGTGAATCCCAGATGTCCAGAGAAGATGTGGAGAGACTCGTCCGCATTGAGGCCAAGCTGGACCTGAGCCTCCAGCGGGCAGTCGAGGACAGGACCGCCCATGAGAACGATATGACCAACGTTCGGAACGACATCGACAAGCTGGAAACCCGTACGGGTTCCCTGGAGAATTGGCGGTACGCCATCGTGGCCGCCACTCTGCTGGGAGCCGGCGGCACCATTGCTTCCGTCATGACCGCTGTTCCGAAGTAGGTCGCACACCTGAGAGCCCCGCTCGGCAACACATGAGCGGGGTTCAATGGTGTGACAACGACAAGTGCGAGCGAACGTCACGCGCTCACTTAGCTCCAGAACGAACAGAACAGCGTCTCTCGGCTCGGCACATACGAGTCTGACAGATACTCTCAGGCGAGCTAATCGATCTCTCCTAACGAGCGCACAGAGCTTTCACGCGCGAGACACCCCATCCACCGAGAAGCCCCCGACTCAGTCTCCCAAGTCGAGGGCGTCTCTAGTGGTTGATCAGTTGGACAGTCGGCGTACGAACTGAGGTGCGGCGGCGATCATCTCGGCGTCGGGGTTGTCGTCGGGCTGGATCTTGTGGACATCGCCGATCTTGTCGGTACCCTGGACAATGATCTTGCCCGTACGCTCGGTACCGTCTGCCATCTGGTACGCGACGAAAGTCCCGTACTCAAACCCGGCGATCGGCGTGCCACTGGTGTCGGCTGCTACCCAAGTCATCTGAGGCTCCCTGTTGAGTTGGTCTTGCGTTGTGCTGTCTTGCTGACAGGACTAACTCTCCCGCGTTCTCATCGAGAAGTCAAGGCGGACACCAGAGAGCCTCCGAGCGGGGGGCACTCGGAGGCTCTCGGT